TTCTTGCATGACCATTCATAACCATTTGTGAATCTTCCATATTTTCTGGAATACCTACTCCAAAAAATTGATAAGGATTTAATTCATATGGACATACTAAGTAGGGTATACGATTTGGTGTAAATGGATTTTCTACCATTCTTAAAACTTTATTACCACAAATCCACACATTAACAGAAACTACATCTCCTGTTCCTTCGTATTCTAAACCACATTCATCTGCAGTTTTTTTATCTATAACACCCCAGTATTCTAAAACTTCAAATCTATTTTTATATATGCTTGTTATATTTTCTCTATCATACAAAGAAGATTCAAATCCTCTTGTTTGATAGTTAGGTCCCATCTCTAAACATTCTTGAACAGCCTCTGCATTAAACATTGGCTTGTCCATTAAATCTTGAAACTGTTGTTTATTGTAAGAATGTCTTTGAATAACATAATCACAATCATTTATATTTGTTGCATTTGGATCAGGATAAAAATCCCAACAAGATACAGCTTCTATGCTAGGAACTGTTTTAACTTTTTTAACTCTAACATTTATTTTATTACCTTGATCATCTTCAGCTGAATCAAATGAATTATATTCTTTTAAATCTGTAAATGGACCTTTTAATATTCCTGTACCAAGTAATGCCATTTCAAAAAATACATGACGCATAATTGTAATAGCTCTACTTTCCTCTAGCTGATCATGCAATAATTTTTGCATTGCCTCTGCAGCTTTTCTAGCTGGTTCAATTTGTGGTTGACCAGTTGGTGCAGGACCATCAGTAAAACCTAAACTATCATAATCTTGTGCTAATGTTTTCATTAGATCATTAGCTGTAGCACCAGGTTCTATATTTCTTCCATCACCATTAAATCCATATGGACTTTGCATTTGAGCTTCATCTTTATTTAAATGTGCTTTTTCTGCAATATCTTCTGGTACAGATGTAGGCATTACGCCTAGTGGAAATTTACCTTGTGAAAATAAAACTTCTATGATTTGACCAAATGAAGCTAGTACTTTAGTCTTTGTTACTTTAACAAAAACTCTAGACTTTTCGTTTTCACGAAATGCCATTTCAGGTCCGTATAATCCTCTATAATTTCTATAAGCCTTTAACCATCTTTTTTCATCATAAACTTTTGATGTTTCAGCTTGTTGAAATCTACTTCTTACAAAACCAACTAAAGGATTACCCTCGGCTTCGTAGCCGCCATTTTTAGTTTTATCTTCTTCCATTTAGATTAGTAATCTCTTTCTTCAGCCATTCTAAAAATTGCTGGATCTACTTTTGATTTTGATTTACCTTTTTTATCATTACCATCACCAGACATAGCCCCTTGATTTATTTTTGAATTAGGGTCTATTGCCATAGGCTCTTTTGGAGCTTTTGGTGTATCAGGTGCAAGTTCTCCATGCATATATCTTTTCATCATGTTATTTTCTCCTATTTATTATTAATAATCTTTTTCATCAGCCATATTAAACAAAGACTGTTGTACATGCTCAGCACCAGGTTTGCTTGGAACATCTGGATCATATTCAAATGGTTCTTGCTTTTTGTGTGTGTGTTGAGAAAAATCAATATTAGTGTGTTCCCTGTTAGGCTGTTTGCCTTCAGGTGCATCACTTAACTGACCTTGTTTAACTTTAGCTTTTGGATCGAATTTACTTTCCATATTGTCTCCTATATTTTAATCTTCTTTATTGTTAAAACATTTTTAGTTGGTATGGTTGTATAGTTACCACCTTGCTTTATATCATTATTATCTTCAAAACTATAATCTGCCATAACAATAGTTGTTACTTCGTTTTGATTTACCAACCATCCAACGCTACAACATATTGCTGTTTTAGATTTTTTTATATCTACTATATCAGACCAAGTAGTTTCTCCGATAATGTCCTCCCAATAAATCCGAACTAAGGGATAGGGAAAATTTTTTTTATTTACTTTTGGTATTTTTCTTTTTAATGGCATTAATATCCGAATTTATTATCTACCATATGATGTGTATCTTGAACTGTTGAAAGTCTAAATCGCTGTGCATATTTAGGATGTGTAGGTCTGCTCATACATCCATATCTTAATGCATCATAGGCATGGTCTTCTGCATGAGTATCTACATCTTCAGGATTTTTATCATCGGTAGGTAGCATTCCTAAAGTTCTAACTAGATTTCTACATGTCTTAAAAATTCTTATTCCTGGTTGATTATCTTTAACTACTAATCTTTTGTGAACTTCTAACTTACCATTAATTCTACTTTTAGGTGATCTATCTGACGGTCTCCATCTACAACCATTTTGTATCATTGTCTCTGCAATACTTGGTCCAACATCACCTCTTTTAGCCCATGTACTAGAATCTAATACACCGTAATGAATATATTCTCCTTGTTCTAAAGTAAGGACTCGTCTTGCGAAATGATCCGCTGTAACTTTTTTGGTATACAATTCTCTATAGATCCAGAGATTGTTATCATAATCAACAGCAAACCAAAGCACACAAGCAGGAGAAGAATAACCCCAATCAGCAGCACGAAATTTATACCAACTCCTAGGTATGTCAAAAGGTTCGACAACGTGAGTTGTTTTGTTAAATTCTGGAAATGCTGAATCTTCATATGCGTCCCAATCTCCGTCTAAAAATTGTTTTCTTTGTACTTCGGGTAATGATGCAAGCATGATATAATAATCATCAGTTTGCATTAGATAGGGATTGTCTTGTAATTTAGCTGGAATAAATCTACGAGTAATATATTTTTTACCGTTAGGTGTATCTATTCCTACATCAAAAGCTGTGTTAGGTTCTCCTGGCTCTACAAACATTTCTCTTACCCATTGTGAACCAACGTTACCTGGATTACCTGTGGATCTCATAAACACAGGAATATCAGGATCTACACTTCTAAGTGATGATCTTAAAAAATTATATATATCTGGCGAATGATATTGTGGAAGTTCGTCTATTCCTATCCATGTGTAGGATTGACCTTGGTAACGTAAAACATCTGTCATGTTTTCTGCGTACCCGAACTCTATCTTTGCTCCCGATGGGAATCGCCACTCTTTTTCTTGCTCTCTCCATTTTGCTCCTGGATATGCTTTTGAGTATAATAGCTGAGACTTTTGAATTAAGTCTCTTAACTCTGGCATTGTCCGCCTTATTAGGAGTGCTCGATGATGAGCTTTGGAACAGTATCGAAGTGGGTCTACTAGCATCGCATATGATTTACCACCACCTCTTGCTCCACCATAAAATACTTCTCTTTCAGAAGCTGCAAGAAATTCTGTCTGTGGACCTGAATTAGGTTTAAAGATAACTTCTTGCTGATTTATGTGCTCTTGTATTGTCTTAGGAGCACTCTCGATTTGATCTTCCGTAATGAGTTGAGTCTCTTTTCCTTTTAAAGACTTATCTATAGTTAACAGTTTATTTTTAATATTTTCTGCTGACTGTTTGGCAGATCTTAAAGACTGTTCTGCCTTTGCAACTTTCTTACGACTGCGAGCTAGAATCTGTTGTGTTGACTTCTTGGCTTTCTTTTGAATTATTTTCTTGGGCTTCGGAGGAGCCACTTCTTTCAATTCGTTTTTTAAGTCCGACATGTGATATGTATCTTCCTGTTTTTCTATGTAGCCAAGATGCTGTTTCTCTTAATGAACAATTTTTTAAATAATCTTTTGCTTGATCAAGAGCTTGTAATTCTTCTTTAACGGGTTCCAGATAATTAGGATCATTTGATTGTTTAAAACCAAATGGTATCGTCCTAGCTCTCTTTTTTATTTTTATCGGTTCCATCTTTTGCTGGTAATATAAATATACCGTGCAGAGCTTTCATGTTAATATCTAATTGATCCTTCTTAACAATACCTACTCTGTCTAAAATTGAGTTGGCGGCTGCTAGACGAATACTTGCCTGTGGAGTAGTGCCGTCTTCATCTAGTAAGGCGATTAACCTATTAGCCGCTTGTGCAGAGTGCGTTGATAAATGGTTCTCCGCTAATTCTGTAATCTCTTTTTTCAAATTTCTTATAACTTTGCTATAACTATTTTCCGAATAGCCAGCTAATCTTGCTGCTTCTCGTGGATTTCCTTTTGCTTCTGCGAACAATACGTCTAGAAACTTTTCCTGCATATCGGTCAAGTTTCTTTTTTGAGTTTTTATTATAGAAGAATCCATGTTTTGCATTTATTAGCTCCATGATCTCACTAAAAGGTAGATCTTTTATTAATTTTTTGTTTATTTCTGTCATTTTATATGTTTTATTTGTGATGACCCTGTGTTTTGTTGTGTTATGTTTGCGTGTGTCCCTTAAATAAAACATATACTTACCATTATAGTGCTTATTTGTAATTTTGTCAAGCGTTATTTTTAGGTGTGACAAAGTTTACAGATTTTATTGTTGACAAAATTGGATATGGGGTGTATAATGTTCATAGGAACCCCCAGGGGAGCCTTTACATCTATACTATACCTATATTTAGAACTACCCCCTAGGGTATTCCTAGGAATATTGTTGGAATATTGTACCCACAAATATAGCCCAGAGTTGGTTAACAAGGACTTTGGAGATTTTCTGGTGACTGGGTATATCTATCCCCCTATAC